ATACGATTTGCTCAAGACGATACATGTGTAGACAGTAGGTCCACACCGAGGAGGATCGTAACAATAAGTATTTACAGGATATTTATGCTTTTCAGAAAAGGGAACCTGGGATTAGAAAGTCAGACTTGCCGACATGCGAAAAAAACTCTTTCCACCAATCGAGTGATTGAGTTTTGCCGCTTGTCATCCACCGGGCTTTTATTGTCCTTTTGCGCTCATCCGTAATTAGGTCCACATGCGGCAGATCCGGCAGCATCGAATTGAATAAATCCACAATGGCTTCATAGGGACACACCCGCCTATCTGTGTTCTTTTCTTTCTTATACTTCTTGATAGTCGTTGCTTGTTCGTTACCCGTTCGTTGCTCTGCCCGTTGTTCGCGGTCTTCGTTTATATCAAAAACCCTTGAATTTATTAGATTTGCTATCGTTCCTTTGTTCGTTCCTTTGAACGTTGCAAAACCCCATATTTCAAGCAAACCCTTGGCAGTCCTGTATCTTTGCTCGGTCAAACCAATGGATTTATAATCACCAATTAACGCCTGGCCGATTGTCAACCCGTGGGCATTAAAGTCGTTTGTTCGTTTGGCCCTCCACGCTATTTGAAGCAGCAATAAGAAGGCGTTAGGTGCATTTGTGGCAAGTTCCATAGTCTCTTTGTTTTTCATCAACTTTAAAAATGGTTCTGTCATATCGCTGCCCCGATACATAAGTTACACACTTAACTTGCTGGCCCCTTTCTTTTCGTATGGCCAAGCGTTTTCGCCAATCTGCATAGCGTGTGCGGTAAGTTCAAGTTTCCAGGTGGAGCCCGCCGGCCCTTTCCGGTTTTTCAAAATCCTGCAAATCAAATCAATTTGGGTTTCCCCCTCCGGCAAGCCCTCTGCCCATACATCAATGTCGCTTTCATCCCGTGGCTGCTGCCATAGACCCAGCACGAAGTCAGCACCTTCTTCAATGGCGCCGGAATCCCGGCCCATATCAAGGGATATTTCAGACTGCCCGCTGCCCCCCTTACGGCTAACCTGGCTAAGAAGTATCACAGGGATATTAAGAAGTTTTGCAATGTTCTTTGTCCCCGTGGCCAACCGTGAAATGGTTTCGTAGGTGTTAGAGCCAGGACCGTCCATAAGGCCAAGATAGTCGATACCGATAACACCCACTTTTACGTTTTTCTCAGTCTCTATTAGTTTCACATAAGCTGAGATGTCAGATAATGACACCCGAGTTGGAATCACAAAAAAGCGCTCCAGATCCTTCAAAAACTGGCCGATAGCGGCATCTTTCATCCCAGCGCCATCGGTAAACATGGATTCCACTTCTCGGCCAGTGCATCCATCAAACATCTGAAAGTATCGCTCTGTGACGCTGGCCACCGGCATTTCAATTGAGAAGAATACCGCCCCCCATGCGCTATTCTGAACATAATTCCTTAATAAATTCTGCAGCATTGCGGTCTTGAATGAACCTGATCGCGCCAGAAGCGTTAAAACTTCACCGCCAGATATGCCCCGAATCCGTTTGTCAATTTCTGGAATGCCCAGGATGAAACGGTTTTTCTTTAGATTGACAATATGCACTTGATAGGCTTCAACCATCCGGTCGGCATCATAGACATTGGAAATGTCAACCTTGGCTTTGGTTTCAATATCAGGCTGGTATCGGGAAACTGATTTGACGATTTTATGAAGTTCTGTATCATCCAGGGCAGGGGAGTTATCTATATTCCATGATTGCAGGATGGTTAATACATCGGATGTGGGAAGTTTGTTAATCCAATATCCGGCAATCTTTGCCCCGGCTGCATTGCGTCCTGGTTGGTTTACGCCGGCCATAAGCTCCTGGAGCCATCCGATATTGTTCCCGGTGTCACTTTTAGGCGCCTTATTGTGATCGGCCTCCGGTAGGATTTCAAGAAAGCTGTCTATGTTATAAGTAAAATTATCATTTACCGTAAGCTCACAGGCCCGCGGCGGATCGTATTTAATATTAGAAGTCCCTGGTATCCTGAGTATTCGCGAAGCGTCACAGGCGTTTAGATCACCGCCTAACGCTACCGCTATCCTTCGATTGGTGTCCTCTACACGTTCAATTTGATTTTGGCCGACTGGTTCGTCTAAAATAAAATATAAATGAGCCCCACCACCAGACTTTACAATCAATGACGGTTTGAACGGGAATTGTTTAATTTTCTCAAAAAGAATATCACGGGGAGTGTCTTTGAAGTCACAATCAACATGAAGCGCGGGGATCTGAGTAATGTCTTTTTTGGTTCCCCCGCCCGTACCTGATCGCAGGGCTACACCAAAATAATAATTATCTCCGTTCTTACCGCAAAATTCATTAAGACCAAACAGGCTTTCCACCGGAACAAACTGCCGACGTTTTGAAGGTAAAGCCCTTAATTCCACCATGCCCTCATCACAGAATTGATACAGCTTTTCAAAAAACTCGGTGTTCATAATTAATTCTCGATCAACCAATTTAGACAATCCACTTTTGACGATAAACCCGGATCAAATCTTTTGCTAATTCGTCCTGTATAGATGTCACGGATGGCGGCCAACGCCCGATAAATTTTCAGATCGTTTTCCTCCCGGATAAGTTGACGCGCCTGGTTCTTCAAAAACCGATAACGAGCTTTGCGTTCTTCAAATGTCATTTTGTCAATCCCCATTTTGTATCCCACTAACCGCACGTTCCCGCCCCCAATTCGTGTCCGACTGTGTCAAGATGAGTCTCAATTTGAAATAATTCATTTTCAGGTCGACCAAGAAAAATGGCTATTTTCCGACGCTGGTCCCTGGTCAAAAGCATTTTTCCGTTTACTGCCATGGATAAATGCTCCGGCCGCACGCCGGTTTCAGTTGCAACTTTCTTTTGGGTTAAGTTCTGCCCCCAAATTGCATCCCGTAAGCGTGTATTTTTCATGTCTTTTAGCCTCCAGCCTCTATGTTATGTTAGGTACAATACCCAACCGATAGGATAAATTTTTTATGAGATCAAAGAATCTATTTCTTTTTTGATAATATTAAGGCTTACAGTTATCTGCAATTGTAAGGTATTGATTTTCATTTTGGCTTTTTTGCCGGGCGGACTATTTCCATCTTCAACAGGCAGCTCTCTATCAAAAAGGGAAATGGGTTCGGTTGCCCACACGGCAACCATCACGGCTTCTCCCGGTGTCTTACCGAATATTGCGAATTGATTCTCCCAAATGTTTTCGCCAGACTCTTTCATTTTTTGGACCATTTTAGAAGCATAGCTGCGCCCAATGCCTGCATCCAAAAAAACTTGAAAAGCTCTGATCCGGTAAAGGTCGTAGACCGTCAGTATTGTTTTAGTGCCTCGCCCCTTTGCCTTTTGCCAATTCTCAATGGGGATAAAATCCCGCTTTAACCATTCCCTTATCGCTGTGTGGTCTTTGCCCAAAATGTTTGCTGCGTCGAATATGCTGTATTGTTCCATTTGGGATCTCCTTATGTTAGGTACATTACCTAACTAATATTATAATTAATTAAAACCTATTGTCAAGAAAATAATTTAGCCCATTATCATTTGATAATGAGCCTTGGATTCAATTACTACAATACGAGGTTCCAAATAGTGACCATTTTGTGACCATAAATATTTATTTTGCTTTAAATGCTTCAAATGTTTCTAAGTCCAGTTTCAATAAAATCAGGAAGTTATGTGATTCCTGATAGTTGCAAAATTCCTGGAAAGCGAGCCGGACGGACGCGGCCTTTTTTATGGATTTCGATCCAAAATCAGTGATGTCAAAAATGCAGTTGTCCTGTTGGGCTTTAATGCGGTCCCTAACGCCATTGTTTCGGTTTCGGTTAACATAGGGCTGCCCCAAACACTTTTGTTCCAGGATTTTGCAATGATCGAATTCTGGAAGCATTCTCATTTCGCAAGTATTTTCCCCAGAAATTGACCGGTGTGAGAATTGTTAATGGCGGTGATTTCCTCGGGCGTTCCGCACCCCACGATATAGCCCCCCTCGTCTCCCCCTTCCGGGCCCAAATCGATGATATGATCCGCGGTTTTGATCACATCCATATTATGCTCGATGACAATGACGGTGTTGCCGGCATCTACCAGCTGATTGAGTACCTCCAACAGCTTGCGAATATCATCGGCGTGCAGTCCGGTGGTGGGCTCGTCAAGAATATAAACGGTTTTACCGGTCCCTTTTTTGCTGAGTTCCTTTGAAAGTTTTACGCGCTGGGCTTCACCACCGGAAAGGGTGGTTGCCGGTTGGCCGATTTGAATATATCCCAAACCCACTTCCCTCAGGGTTTGCAGAATCGATTTTATTTTAGTAATTCTGGAGAAAAAATTTGTGGCCTGATTGACGGTCATCTCCAGGACTTCTTTTATGTTTTTGCCTTTGTATCGTATTTCCAGAGTTTCACGATTATACCGCTGGCCATGGCAGACATCACAGGCGACATACACATCAGGTAAAAAGTGCATTTCTATTTTGATGATGCCGTCTCCCTGGCAGGCCTCGCAGCGGCCTCCCTTGACATTGAAACTGAAACGGCCCGGCTTGTAACCCCGCATACGGGCTTCGGGTGTTCGGGCTAAAAGTTCTCTGATAGTAGAAAACACACCGGTGTAGGTTCCTGGATTTGACCGCGGTGTTCTCCCGATGGGTGACTGGTCGATATTTATGACTTTATCTATATGCTCCAATCCGCGCACCTGGCGGTGGGCACCCGCCGTGATCCTGGCATAGCGAAGTCCTTGAACCAATGCGGGATACAGGGTTTCAAGGACAAGGGTGGATTTGCCCGAGCCGGATACCCCGGTAACACAGCTGAAACATCCCAGGGGAAAGGATACATCGATATCTTTCAAGTTATTTTGCGTCGCACCTTCTATAACAATCTGTCGCTTGCGGTTCCGGCGCCGGGCGCTGGGGATTTGAATTGACCGACGGCCGGACAGGTATTGACCGGTCAGGGATGTTTTATGGGTCAGCAGCTTTTCGGGTATACCGGCAAAAACGACTTCACCGCCCTTGACCCCCGCTCCGGGGCCCATGTCGACGACATAGTCAGCGGCGCGAATGGTTTCTTCATCGTGTTCGACCACCAGGACCGTGTTTCCCAGGTCGCGCATTTTCAAAAGTGTTGCCAGCAGTTGTTGATTATCTTTTTGGTGAAGGCCGATGCTGGGTTCGTCCAGAACATAAAGGACTCCCGTTAATTTGGAGCCGATTTGAGTTGCCAGACGAATTCGTTGACCCTCTCCGCCGGACAGCGACTGGGCCGATCGGTCAAGGGTCAGGTAAGAGAGGCCGACATTTTTCAAAAAACCTAGTCTTTCGACGATTTCTTTCAGAATTCGGCGGGCAATGATTTCTTTTTTGCCGTCCAGGCGCAAGTCCAGAAAAAAACTGTGCGACTTGGCTACCGGCAAGGCTGTTATCTGGTGAATATTCAGGTCGCCGATCTTTACCGAACGACTGGACCGGTTTAATTTAGTACCCCGGCATTTCGAGCAGGTTCGAAAGTTCATATATTGTTTGATTTCTTCACGAATATA